GACTTCCTCTCGAAGAACTCGCGCGACAAGTCGCCGCGAAAATAGCGGAGGAAGATCCGTGACGGAGTACGCGAAAATCAAAGAGCGGGCGCGGGAGGTCTCCGCGCTCCGGTCGCTCGTCGGCCGGGAAATTTCGCCGCTCCCTCCGGTCGTGAATCCGGCGCGCCGGCGCGCTTGCTCGAAGGACCTCCGCCTGTTCCTTTTAACTTACTTTCCCGCGAAGTTTAAAAAACCTTTTGGCCGTCCGCACTTGGAGCTCATCCGGAACATCGAGAGAGTCGTTTTAAACGGCGGCAAACAGGCCGTGGCGCTCCCTCGCGGAACCGGAAAAACGACGATCTGCAAAGGGAGCTGCGTCTGGGCGCTCGTTTACGGTTGGCGGCGTTTCGTCGTCCCTATCGCCGCGAACACTAAGGAGGCGCGGAAGCTCCTTAAAAGTATTAGTTCGGCGTTCGTTTCGCCGAAGCTCGCGGAGGACTTTCCGGAGGTCTGTTTCCCGCTACAACGTCTCCGGGGTTCCGCGCTACTAGCGCGCGGCCAGTTATTTTACGGGGAGCCCGTGAACGTCGTTATTTCGGCGGACTCCCTCCGCCTCCCGACGATTCCGGGCTCGAAGGCGTCCGGCGCGACCATCGCGGCGTACGGTATCCGCGCGGCGATTCGCGGACTGTCGGCGGAGAACCCGGACGGCTCGACGGACCGTCCGGACCTCCTTTTCCTGGACGACTTGCAGACGGACGGCGTGGCGGTCAATCCGGCGCGCGTCGCCGCGTTAGAAGAAACGGTCGCCGGAACGCTCGAAGGACTCGCGGAGAACGGCGCGGAGCTCGCGCAGATTCAGACCTGTACCGTTCGAGCTCCGGACGACTACTCGGACCGGACTCTCAACAGGGAATTATATCCGCGCTGGAACGGACTCCGGTTCGCGAGTCTCGAACGACTTCCCGCGCGCCTCGACCTTTGGAGGGAGTACCGGGCGCGCTGGTTTGAGGACGAGGCGGCCGCCACGGCGTTCTATCGCGAAAACCTCGAAGCCATGCGGGAGGGCGCCGTCGTTAGTTGGCCGGAGGCGTACGCGGGCGAAAAATACGTCGACTCCCTCGAATATTTCATGACGAAGTGGTGCGAGAACGAGCGGGCGTTCTTCGCGGAGCAACAGAACGCGCCTCTCGAAGGGGCGTCCGGTTCGGTCAAAGTACCGGCGAAGGAGATTTCGAAGAAGCTGAACGGACTCCCGCGCGGCGTCCTCCCGGCCGCCGCCGCGAAGGTCGTGGCCGCCGTCGACGTTCACGCGGACGTCCTTTTCTTCTCCGTCCTCGCCTTCACGGACGCCTTCACCGGATACGTCGTCGACTACGGGACGTGGCCGGAGCAGAAACGGCGCTATTTTTCGAAGAACGACGGAGGACTCGAAACGCTCCGGAGAAAATATCCGGACTCGACGGCGGACGGTCGAGTTCAAAGAGGACTCGAAGATCTGTTCTCCGATTTACTCGGACGCCGGTTTCAGCTCGAAACGGACTCCGGCGTCGGACGGACGGCGCGCGGAGTCGACCGGATCCTCGTCGACGAGGGCTGGAAGCCGGAGACGGTCGAGAACGCGATTCGAGCGACGGACCCGCGAACGATTATTCCGTCCCGCGGCGTCGCCGTTTTGGCCAAACGGAGCCCCATGCGGAGTTGGCCAAAAAAACCGGGCCGCGTTTTCGGTTGGCACCTCTTGGAGGAACGGACGGCGGCGTCCGCGTTCAGGTCGTTTTTGATAGACGTCAATTATTGGAAGTCCAAGGTGCACGAGTCGTTAGGACTAATGCCGGGAGAACGAGGTTCCTTGTCATTGTACGGTTCGGAACGGGAGTCTCACCGCCTTTTCTCGGAGCACCTCGCGGCGGAGACGGCGCGCCTCGTCGAATTCGCGACGAATAAGGTGGTGGAATGGTCTCCGAACGTTAATAGACCGGATAATCACTATTTTGACTCCGTCGTCTATTGTTTCGCGGCGGGTTCGAGTCTTGGATTATTTACAGCGGACGATCCGCGGAGGAAGAAAGAATGAATTTGACGCCGGAGGACGCCGAACGCCTCGCCTCGATTAAAAGGCGGATTTCGACGATTCGCGCCGCCTTGGAGGATCCGTCTCTCATAACGGAAATAACGATCGACGGCGTGGCCGAAAAAATAAACCGTTCGGAGCTCCGGGCGGAACTTCGAGAACTGGAAGCGGAGGAACGGATCCTCTCCGGGACTTCCGCGAAGTTGTACGGGATTAGACTCGAATGAAGAAACAAAAAAAGAATTTACTTCTCCGGACCGCGCGCGCGCTCGGAGCCGGACTGGACTCCGCTCGACGGACGTTCCTCTCCTACGAGGCCGTCGAGCCGTCTCCGACGCGCCGCGCCTTCTCCGGGTCCTCCCGTTCGGAGGATCAAGAGCTCTCTCCGAAAAAACGCCAGCTCCTTATTTCGGAGGCGCGCGAACAGATCCGCAATTTTACCGTGGCCGGGTTCGCGCTCCGAAAACACCTACAATTCGTCTCTTATTATCGGTTTTTCGCGGATACTCCGTCGAAAGAATTTAATTCCGCGCTCGAACGCCGCGTCGAACGTTGGAAGCGCCGGGAAAATTGCGACGCGGCGCGGAGGTCGAATTTTGACGAGCTCATAACGCTTATAGAAGGACATCGAGCGACGGACGGAGACGTCGGCGTCCTCCGCCTCGCGTCCGGACGCGTCCAAATAATCGAGGCGGACCGGATTAAAAACCCGCGCGATATTGGCGAAAAATCGCAAGAGTGGACGCAGGGCGTGAAAACGTCGAGTTCCGGAGCGGCGGAGGCTTATTCGATATATCGACGCCTCCCGTCCGGTCAATTCGAGCCGGAGAGAATCGTTCCGGCGCGGAATTTCGACCTTTTGGCGTACCGGTCCCGCCGGGACCAGATTCGAGGCGTGTCCCTATTCGCTCCGGCGATACGCGCGCTGGCGTACCTATATGACGGGCTCGACGCCGCTCTCGCGAAGTTAAAACTCGAACAGAGGATGGGGCTCGTGACGAAAATCGCCGGCGGCGGCAATATCGCCGGAGTTGAGTCGACGGATCCGGCGGCGGTCGACGCGCGCCTCCGCGAGAATTTCGGGAAGGAGCTCCTTCACCTCTCGCTCCAGCCGGACGACGACGCGAAAATCCTCGAAACGAATAATCCGTCCGCGAACTTCCAAACGTTCTGCGAGCTCGTCATCCGCTTGATTTTTTCGGCGTTCGACCTTCCTTATTCGTTTTTTGACGGCTCGAAGACGAATTTCTACGGGAGCAAAGGAGAGTTCGAACAGTACCTCGATACCGTTGAGAAAAAACAAGCTCCGACGGTCGCAATGTTGGACGAGTGGATCTTTGATTGGCTCCTTCCAAATTGGCTGACGGATCCGTTCGACCCGCTCGCGGACTACTTTCCCGCCGGTTGGAAGATAGAGGACCTCCGGGGCTCCATCGGATGGCGCGGGAGCGGCCTTCCCCTTTGGAGGCTCTTCGAGTACGTCAAAGAGACTCAGGCGGCGATTTCCGCCGGACTCGTCGACCCGTTCGCGCTCGCGGACTCGTTCGGAGAATCCTTCTCCCGGAACGTCGAGAGAATCTCCGCGGCGCGGAGACTTGGAGAAGAAAACGGGATCTGGCTCCCGTACGGCGAGGAACAGAAAATCAATAACGGACTTTAAAAGGAGGCGGAGTTTTGGAGAAGTTCAAGTTTTCGGCGGTCGTTTTCACGGCGGACGTCTCGCGGCATTTTTTGCCGGACGTCGGGGACGTCGATTTCGTTCTCGATTTCGCCTCCCTTAAAATCCCGAAAAACCCGCTCGTGGTCGATTTCGACCATGATTCCGCGGCGCCTATCGGTTCCGCGTTGATTAAGGTCGATTCCGACGGACTCACGGCCGTCGGCGAACTCGTTTCCCTCGCGCCGAACGACCGGGCGGCGTCGATTGCCGCGAGCGGGAGAGACATCCCGTTCGGGATCTCTCCGACGCTCGACCTCTCCGCGGCGGAGCTGGTCGAGGTCGCCGGCGGTTCTCAATACGTCGCGAACGGTCGCTACTATCAGGGACCGCTCGTCGTCGTCCGGAACGCCGTCCTCCTAGGAATAAGCGTCGTGCTGTATCCGACGGACTCCGGCACTGTTTTTACTCCGTTAAAAAATAAGGAGTTAGTTCTAATGGCAAGAGAGAAAATGGCCGTCGAGGAAAAGGCGGTCGAGAAGGTCGAGAAGGTCGAAAAGATCGAACCGATCGGAGAAGGATCCGCCGCTCCGGAAACGGGCGTCAAGGATAAAGAACTGCAGAATTTCATCGACGCGTTCGGACTCGAACGGGGCGTCCGCTACTTCCAAGAGGGAAAGACGTTCGAGGAAGCGCGCGCGGACGCGTTCGACGAGCTCGTGCAAGAGAACGCGAAGCTGAAGGCGCGGATCGCGGAACTCGAAGCGGCCGCCGGAGCTCCGGAGCCGGAGAAGAAGCCGGAGAAGAAGCCGGAGGACGCCGTCGAGGAAAAGACGGTCGAGGAACGCGTCGAGGAAAAGTTCTCGAAGCCTCTCGAAGCTCTCGACGCTACTCTCGCGAAGTTGGACGCGTGGGCGGAGAAAATCGAAAGTTTCCGCGCGCGCGGCGATTATATCGGACTGTCCGCGTCGGTTCCCGCGCCGGCGCCGGAGGAAGAAAAGGCGAAAAGCTACAGGGACGCGCTCCGCGAAGCGCTCAACAAATAAGGAGTTACTATAATGGCTGAAAATCAAGGTTTCACTTCGAAGGACGCCGCGCTGATTGTTTCCGCGACCTCGACGTCCGCGACCTCGGCCGCTCTCGATATTGGAGCCATCGGCGCGCTTGGAGTTCATTCCGAACCGTTCGAGCTCGAAGTCGACGTCCCGGCGTTCTCCGCGACGGACCTTCCGTCGAACGCCACGCTGACGATTTCGCTTCAGAGTTCGGCGGACGCCGCGTTCTCCGCTCCGGTCACGGAGTGGTCCACGACTATTGGAGACGGCGAAGCGTTCGCCGGAGCCTCCGTCCGCTACCGTCCGACGCTCCGCGCGAACCAGTTCTGGCGTCTTGCTATCGCGACCGCCGGAACGCCGGCGTCGACCGCGACTTCGAAGGCCGTTTCTCTCTCGTACGTTTGCTGAAAAAAAAGGAGGAAATTTAATGGCCACTACTACTTGGAGCGACGTTCTCAAATTTCAAGGATTCGACGGCGGGAAAGAGATCGCGGATGAAGCGCGCGTGAATT